AGGATCTGATTGCTGGTCTGAAGTTTCCGTTGTCAGCCTCCACTACTTCTCTCCGGCTGGCACGGACAAAAGCACTTCATTGAAAGCGTTCGATGATCTCCGAAAAGGTCTTCGTGCTGCACGTCTTTCAGACGGAGTGTACGTTCTTGACGCTGCACCTCCCCAGACGGTGGGTGTATCTGGAAAGTGGCTTGAACGTGTTTCATTCGTAGACGTTGAACGTCGTAACTTTGGCTGATAGGAGGCCTTCACATGTCTAGTTCCAATCTCGTGCAGGTCGCCTACGTCGCTGAGACGACCTACGGCACCGCTCCCACTCCCGCAGGTACCGTGAAACTTCAAACGGCTCGCTTCACCAGCGAGTCGCTTTCCGGCACGCCGTCCACCACGCAGTCCGCCGAGATGCGCACCGACCGCCTGTCGAGCGGGCAGGTGGTTACCGGGCTTGATGTCGGCGGCGACATCTCGTTTGAACTGCACGCGGACACGTTCATTGATGATTTCCTGCGCGGTGCTATGATGCGCAACGCATGGACGGCGGCATCATCGGACGTCTCTGCGGTTGCCTTCACACCTGACGGCACTGATCCCCAGAAAGGCACCTTGGCCGCTGCCGGGATTGGCACTGGGGTCGTGGCCGGCGATATTGTCGTAGTGAAGGTGACCGGGAAGCCGGATGCGGTGTTCATGGTAATCGCGGCTACCGCCGCCTCATTGACGGTAGCATCCAAGCGCGGACTAGCGGCGTTCACTGGCGGCACCTCGCATCGCGCTTCGTACTTGGACATCGGCAAAGACACCCCGTCATTCACTTTGGCGAAGGCGTACCTCGACGTTCCTCACCTCGCGACCAACGACGTGCATTCGCAACGGTACACGGGTTCGCTGGTGTCGGGTTTCAATCTGAATGTCGCCACCGGGCAGATCGTTACAGGATCGTTCTCGACGGTCGGCAACGGCTACCTTCAAGAGGAACCCAGCTACGTGCAGCAAGTGATCGCCGCCGGGGGAACTCTAGGGGCGGCGGGAACCTCGCAACCGCTGAACGCTTCTATCGACGTGCCTGTTGTAGCGGTAGACGGTGCATCTACAACGTTCTGCATCGAGAACTTCACGATCTCGCTGGACAACGGTCTCACCCCTCAGAACTGCATCGGCTACACCGCACCCCGCCGCTACGAGCTCGGCACGGCATCCGTGTCGGTCAGTGCCAACATCTACTTGGGCGACCAGAGCTATGACGCCTTCATGCCCGCCAAGCTCTCGCAGGCTCCGGTATCAATGGCCTTCACCATGTCCAACGCGGACGGCGGTTACGCCTTCGTCCTCCCGGCCGTGCAGCTCTCCTTCCCCGATCCCTCGGCGGGCGGTGCAAACCAGCCCGTGATGATCGCGGCATCGGGTGTGGCCAAGGTCGGGCCGAACGGCGCATCCAGCCTCCGCATCTACAAGCTCTGAGGAACAGCCTATGTCGCTTGACGCCTACGCACTGCCGCCAGCCTTCACTGAGGGAGAGTGGATTGCCGCCGACCGCGCACCGGAGATCGAGTTCCGGTGCCTGATCCCCTCCTCACTGAACGGCGCGTGGACGCGAGCGATGGGGGCGGCCGCCTACAAGAAAGGCAACGCGGCCGACATGGATGCCGATGACATGTACACCATGCTGGCCTCGGTGTTCTGGTCGAAGTTCGTGCGGGAGTGCCGGGGAACCACGATGGCCATCTCGCTATCGACGGTGCCGAGCGTGTTCCCAGATCTGGCGTTCGAGATATTCGAGAAGGCCCGGGCGCTGGCAGACGCCATGGAGAAAGAAGCGGAGGAGGTCGAAAAAAAGTGACAGCGTACCTCACGCATTCCGGCAAGTGGTCCGGGGTGTCCTCAGAGTTCATCGCGCACCTGCGCGAGACAGGGCGTCTGCGCCCAGAGGATGAGCCGCCCGACGTGGGGCCGTGGGCGTGGGTGGTGGGTGCGTTCTTCGACCTGTGCACTCAGAGGGCGGTGGGGATGTCGCTTGGCCCCCTCCCCGTACTAGACATTGCAGCATACGGCAACTGGCAGCGGATCGAAGAGCCGTGGTTCGTGAGAGTGATTGGCGCGATGGATATCGTTTACTTGTCGCAGCAGCAGCGGAGCAAGGGTAATGGCTGACAAGACTCGCGTCATCCGCCTAGTCGCTGATGCATCGCAGTTCAAGAAAGAGCTGGGCGAGCTGGTCACTGCGACCAAGAAAGTGGCCGAGGCGTCTGAGAAAACAGCTAAGTCGATGGGCAAGATCGAGGGGCTCGGTAAAAACATCGGGACCGCGATCAAAGCAATGGCCTCTGCTGCTGCTGCACTTGGTGCACTAAAGGCGATTGGTCAAGCCGCTGAGGATATGGACAGTCTGTACAAGGCGTCCCAGCGGGCGGGCATAGGCATAGAGGGACTTACCTCCCTAGGGTACGCGGCCGAGATGGCCGGTTCCAGCATTGCCGGATTAGAACTCGGGATGAAGCATCTCAACCGAAGTCTAGTCGACGTCGATACCGCCACCTCCAAGTCTGCCAAGGCGCTTCGTGCACTAGGCGTCACGGGTGCGGACAGCGCGGAAGAGGCATTCAAGAAGATCGCTGACCAGTTCGCCCGTATGCCAGACGGTGCAAACAAATCTGCGCTGGCCATGGCCGCCCTTGGCAAGAGTGGCACTGAGCTCATCCCTACCTTGAATGGAGGGAGCGAAGGCCTGAAGGATATGGCCGATCAGGCCGAGCGTCTTGGACTGATCATCGACGAGAACACTGCGCGCCGCGCGGAAGACTTCAACGACGATATCGCGACGCTCAAAGATGCAATGGTCGGGGCTACTCGCCAGATCACCAAGGGCATGCTTCCAGCGCTCGGAACGATGGCCGAAAAGATGGCCGACGCCGCGCACGTAGGCGAGGAGTTCGCAAAGACCGGCGCCTACATCGGCGACGTGATGATAGAGCTCGCGGCTACCGCACTCCATACGTCGCGCGCTATCTCGACTTTCGCCAAAGGGATGGGTGCCCTCGCCGCCATCGCTACGCCGCTGTATCTCGGTAAGCTGGATGAAGTCCGCGCCATCTGGTCTGAGTTCTCGCAAGACGCCGTTGCCGATGCAATAGCGATGGAGAACCGGATCAAAGATCTCCGCGCCACATACGAGCGTAACAAGGTGGACCGCCCTCAAGGTTCCCCCGGCGGTGGCGGCACGGACGATATAGGCACCGACTGGGCAGAGACAGGCGGCTCGGGCAGTACCACCAAACGATCACTCCCCAAGTATTGGCAAGACGCCTTAGCTGAAGCCGAGAAGTATTTCGATGCCCTGATCAAAATTCGGGATGAGATGGGCGCCGCAGCCTCCGAGGTCGCCGATCTTGAGCAGATCGCTGAGGCGTGGAAGAAAGGTGAGCGGGCAGGCAAGGCGATGGAGGAATCTCTCGCCCGCCAGAACGAGCTGATCCAGTGGAAGAAAGACAACCCCGAGGTCACCGACGCAGACGTGGCCAAGATGCACGAGCTGCTTGTGGCGCGTGATGAGCTGAACGCCAAGATCGGCGAGACGCAGGAAAAGATTCAGCAGGACATGGCCAACGCCAAGCAGGCGGCCGATGCCGTCTCGGGCGTGTTCGTGGATTGGGCCACTGGCATCATCGACGCAGAGGGCGCGCTGAAGGGCTTCGTGGCGATCCTGCTCGACTTCCTCGCGAAGAAGTACGTCTTGGACTTCCTGATGAACTCCTTCGGCGGCGGCAAGACCAACGCCAAAGGCGCGGCGTGGGCCGGTGGCGTCACACTGATGGCAAAGGGCGGTGTGCTGAACTCCGCCACCGCCATGGGCGTTGCTGGCGGCAAGATGCAGATCGCTGGCGAGGCAGGCCCCGAGGGTGTACTCCCACTGCGCCGGGACCGCAGCGGTAATCTGGGCGTGATCGCATCCGGTCGGCCGCAGCTCTCAGTGGTGGTGAACAACAACGCGAACGTAGATGTCTCGACCAGCATCAGCCCGGACGGCGGGCTCACGCTCGACATCGTGCGCAAAGCTATCTCGAGCGACATCGCGCGCGGCGGTTCATCCGTTGCTCGCAGTCTTGAGCGCACCTACGGCATGGGGCGTGGCCGATGACACTTACGCCTGAGATGATGCGTGTCTATGCGAGCGCACCTACGGATGTGCAGGTGTACTTCACAGTCGAGTTCGCGCACCCGCGCTTCAGCGCGCCTGCCCGGCTGGTTCACGGGCGATACGAGCCGCTGCTCGTGCAGCTGGAGGACGGGAGCTCCGCCACGTTCCTGCCGGTGCCTTTCGAGATCTCGCTGCCAGGAGCGAGCGCCGAAGGGCACCAAGACTTGCAAATCAGCATCTGCAACGTGGGCTATGAGTTGATCCGCGAATTGGACGCGGCCATAGAAGATCCATGGACACCCGTCGCGGTGTTCTTCCGCATCTACCTGTCCACATCCACCACGCCGCACCAAGTGCTGGAGTTGAAACTGCTTGATGTGAGCGCGACCACAGAAACCGTCACCGGGGTCGCATCGAGATACGATATTGTGAATCGCTCGTTTCCTACCCGGAAGTTCCGCGCAGCGGACTGGCCGGGGCTTGTGCGTTAACCTTGTAGGAGTACCTGAGATGAAGTATGCAATTGCAACCTTGGCCCTCGCCGTATCGGCCGCTGTCAGCGCGGCACCCGGCGGCCAGGCATTGAACAACAACCCGAACCTTCAGACCTTGGCCGATCAGATCGAGGAAGCGAAGATCACTGGCTCGTGCGGTGATGGCTCGTATGTCGTCGCGATCGACGAGGAAGGCGTGCTGGTCTGCGAGACTGCGACGGGCGGCAACATATCCGGCATCCTGACTGCGATCAGTGCCAACGTGCTTGTCACCCCCGGCTCGGCTCGCCCACTCCAGATCAACTGCCCTGCAGGAAGCAAGGCAACTGGCGGTGGCGGTTCATTCGGCAACTACGGTGTTGCGCACAGCTATCCGCTGAGCGACCTGACGGGCTGGATGCTGAAGTCGGACAAGATCCCCGGAGACGGTACGGCGGCCACGCTGACCGGCTACGTGATCTGTCTGCAGTGATAGACGATTCTGAAAAGATATACCTCGCTCGCGTGGAGCCTCTCCGCGCGGGCGAGATGATCATCGTGTTTCCAGACAAAGCGATCCGCGTAATGTCCGCTTTGTTGGGCGCACTTGTGCGAACGGGAGATGTTGAAGTTCTGGCAGATGGTCGCGCGTACTTCACCGTGCGCGGTGCCGTGAACGTCCGAAAGATCGGCGAGACCTACGAGGGGCCGATAGTATGGGAGTACCCAGCCGAATGAAGGCGCTGCACGACATCGCTAATGGCATCGTCGGCACCCGTTACCAAGTCGGTGGTGCCACGCTCGAGGGCGCGGATTGCTGGGGCGTGGTGATGATGGCCCTCGGGCAGGCTGGGCTGGACCTTCCCGCATGGAACACAGGCACCGAGGATCTCGGACCTCGTGCCTCGGTGACCATCTCACGCCATGCCAAGCGCGCGTTGATCGACGGCACCGTAGCACCTATCGAGCGCCCCGAACCCGGGGCCATCGTGGTCTGCCGGGACGCCAGCGACAACAGCCCGCACGTGGCCGTGCTGGTCGATTCGGAGTGGGTGCTGCATGGTACGGCACCCTCGGCGCGCTGCGAGCGCCTGAGCGCGTTCCAAGAGCGTTACCGCGACCTGTCTTTTGTTCGATGGATGGGTCGCCGCTATGGGTAAACCGACCATCGTTTTTATCCCCGACGTTTTCAGATCAAACGACGAAATGCAGGTTGAGGATGTCGAGGTCGGGAGCTCGCCCTACGACTGGTTGAAGAAGACCGCGCCGGATGGGTTCGGCATGGCGGTGGAGATCTTCTTGAACGGCGAGCCGCTGCCTCTCGCCCAAGCCGACACGCGGTTGATTGAAGACGACATGGTGTTGGTGGTGCTGCGCCCCGGCGGGGAAGCTTTCATGGTGTACTTCTGGCAGGCCGTGATTGCCATCGCGGTCGGCTTGATAATGCAGTTGCTGTTTCCGCCACCCAAGGCCAAGTCGAGAGAAGGCGCAACGCAGCAATACTCCCTCTCCCCGGGCAACGAGATGCCGCAGCTGGGTGCTCCGGTCCCAGTCGCGTATGGCACTTCGCTCGCGGTCCCGTACTACGGATCGCAGCCGTGGGTTCAGTATCCGGTGATCGAGTACGCGGGTGCCGCGATCCTCCAGACGCAGGGCAGCAGCGACTGGAAGACAAACACCATGTACCTCGGCGCGCTCTTGGTCGCGACTGCTGGCGAGGGAAGCATCGTTGACCTGTTCATCTCGGACTCGGTAGTCCCGCCCGCCAGCCAGTCCCCCTCGTGGAATCCGGGGGCCGGGCTGGGTAGCTGGGACTGGGGGAATATCAACTGGCCCGGAATACCGGACGCGCCCGACAGCGATACTAACCACCATGATTCCAACTCTGGTGATGCGCGTTACGTGAAATGGCGACGGTTCCTGCCGAGCGAGCACGGCGAGGTCGAGGGCACCATCGAAACCGAGATGCAGAAGACGTGGGGCGTATGGCACGAGAACGTGTCCACCTCTGCCGAGGTTTCAGATCAGTTGTTGTCGAACACCACGCCCATCGGCGCGTTTGCTGTGTGCCTGCCCGGACAGCAAGCCCGCGAGATCCACCTCGATGTGATGTTCCCTAATGGGCTGGGCAGTATCTCCAAAACGACGGGGGACGATAATCCCGAGCGGCAAGGGATCAGCTGGACGATCGAACAGATCGGCGACGACGGGTATCCGGTAGTCCCAGCGGTAACGCTGACAGGCAAGGTCGAGTGGAACATCGACACCCCGAACACCGTCCGCCGCACTATCCGCATCCCTGTGGCTGCAGGCCGCTACCGTATCTCCTGCAGCTCGACCAACGCCACCCATGAGGAAACCTCCCGGGTGCGCCGTGAGATCCGCTGGGCAGGGCTCAAGGCCGTGCTGGTTCCAACGACGCGGAAGGTGTACGGGGCGACCACGTTGATCGCGATCCGCATCCAAGCAAGTGAGGGCATCTCGGCAGGCGCAGCTGGTCGCGTAAAGCTTCGATTTACCCGGCACATCTCTTCAGTAGTCGCCCCCGGTAATACGGCCTCTGGCAACCCGGCGGATGTGGCGCTCGACATCCTGATGAACACTGACTACGGTGCCGGTCGCCCGACTCGAGAGGTCCACATGGACTCGTGGACGGCGATGCACTCCAAGTGGGAGAGCTTGCCGGGTTTCAATTTCGTGTTCACGGCACCGCTGACCGTGCTCGAGGCGATGCAGCAGGCTGTGCAGGTAGAGCAGGCGCGCATCGTGCCGCGCGGCCCTGAGGTGGCAGTTATCGATGCGTCGGTGCAGCCGGTGCGGACGCAGATGTACTCCTCGCACAACATCGTGCGGGGGTCACTGACCGCCACTTGGGCGTGGCACAGCATTGACGACCCCGAGGGCGTGCAGGTCGAGTACCTCGATGCAGTCAACGGCACCCCGATGTCTGTGATCTGTCCGCTCGGGACCGAGGACGCGCTTACAACAACGTACCGACTACCCGGCTGCACTAACAGGGCGCAGGCGTATCGCTACGCACTTCACTCGTGGCGGCAGTCCAAGTACATCCGCCAGAACGTCACGTTCTCGACTGAGATGGAAGGCCTCATCCCGGCAGTCGGTGAGCGCATTGCGATCTCGACCAAGATGATCACCAAGGCGCAGGACGTTCAGGTCTACAGTCTGAACCCCGGCACCAGCACCATCGTGCTGACGGCACCTTTCGACCCGGCCAATGCTAGCGCCATGGTCATCCGCGACAAGACCGGCTTGGCACTCGGCCCATTCGCGATCACCCCGGTGGACGCGACCTCGTTCACCGTGACGGGGTTGGACTTCACCCAGCTGGGCAACCCCGAGATGGAAGAGCCGCCCACGGTGGCACTCGGCCTTGCTACCGCGATGGTGAAAGACTACGTGGTAACGTCCACCGTGCCGCAAGGGATGTATTCTGTGCAGGTGAATGCGGTGAACTACGATGAGCGCGCCTACTCATCGACGGGCGACTGGATCATCGCCGCAGCAGCCCTGACAGACTGGGTGATAGCAAATAACGGGGCGGCACTGTCGCTCGATACCGTCATTCCTTGGGAGCCGTGAAATGGCAGACATTCATGCACGTATGCGTCAACTGATCCTGTCTGCTGCCGACTGGACAGCAACGGACCCGGTGCTCGGCCTTGGCGAGATAGGACTCGAGGCCGCGGCTGGTGCCGTCACGAAGGCCAAGGTGGGGGATGGCGTGAAGAAGTGGAGCGCGCTGCCTACATGGAGCACGGGCGGCGGAGGTGGCGGCACCCCAGTTACTCCCGGCGTTGTGAAAGCGTACAAAATCGCGCTGAACGGCACGGTGTCGGCCGGGATTGGCGTCACCTGCGCGAAGCCGCAAGTCGGCACGTACAACCTGACGCTCGCGACGCCGCTTGCCAGTGTCGCTAAGACGGTGGTCACGGCGACTCCCTTGACTGTGACCATGCCGCCGCACGCCTGCACGTACAAGATCAACTCCACTACTTCGATCACAATCACCACATGGGCCATCGGTAACAACGCCCACACCGATGACTCTGAGTTCAGCCTGATGATTGTCGAGGTCGCGTGATGAAGCGGATTAGCGCCTACGGCAACCCGGACTGGGGGATGACTTCAAACATCGACCCCGTGCTGATCCGCACCCCGTTCAACGCGGGCGTCTTCCGGCAGGCGCGGGAGACGCATCCACTGGGCGCAACCTCGACTGTCACTTGGGGACTGGTCGAGGCCACCTACTTGAACGCGCTCTACAAGGAGCTCGACGAGGCGGTGCTTAAGTGGACTGAGTTCCCGATGGAGACGCACCTGTCGGGTACTGTGATGTGGCACCAAGTGCGGATCATCTCCGGCATCTCCGCCGTCAATATCGGCGGGGGGTTCTACAGCGTCTCCTGTGAGGTGGAGCATCGCCCCGGTGCTCCGCTGGCAGCGGTGGTCTGATGGCTAAGTCGGCCTTCCCACGCATCTCCAAGATCTTCGGCCCGCCGAGCACGGGTGTACGGATCGCCTCCGATACGGGCATCGTCCGCACGAGCTGGATGGCTGGCACCGCGCGGCAGCGACGTGACTTCGTTCATCTGCCCATGACGGCATCGCTCACGTGGCAACTGACGGCGGCGGAGCTAAAGCCGTTTGTCGAGTGGATGGACACCTACGGCTGGTCGATGTTTGAAGTCGAGATGGAGTCAAATCTCATCGACCCTGCGGGGCATCCGGGTCCACATCAGCTGTCATGGCATCGCGTGCGCTGCATCGGACCTCTGAGCATTAACAGCATCAGCCCGTATGTCTACACGGTCGCGATGACCGTAGAGATGGCGGCGGGCGTGGCAGCGTACTTTGAAGATGATTGTCAGTCGTGGCTCATTGGCGTGCATCCCGGGCACATCCTCGACGGTCATCAGGTGCCGCATGATCTTGGTCTTGTGGGCGCGCACCCGGGGCACGTCCTCGACGGTCATCAGGTGCCGCATGATCTTGGTCTTCTCATCGTACATCCCGGACACTTTCTGGTCGGCGGCCCGTCGGATCACGACCTCGGCCTCGTCGGCCTTCACCCTTGAGGAAAGAGTATGACTATCTCGGTTAACCCAAGCCTTCGAGCCGCATTCATTTATCAGGTGTTTTGGGAGTGGGTAAACTTCAATGCGTATGTGAACAAGTTTGCATGTACGGTGTTCCCCGGCGTGCAGCCGCGCGCAAACGACATCCTCGCCAATTGGACCAACTACAACACGACCAGCCTGTGGACCTGTGAGAGGATCACGTGGAATAACGTGTCGATGACTGATGAGAATCTGAACCACATACAGGCTCAGGCAAACGGTGCCGTGGCGCACGCGAGCGGAGTGGGCACGTGGGCCATCATTTGGCCGAACACCAATGACGCAGTGACCCATGCCAAGGTGATCGGCGCGACCATCCCGTCAAAAATCTTTATTGTCATCCCCGTGTCCACAACGGGCGGTAGTGGGATTCTGCGCTTTAAAGACACGACGTTCACCAATGGCGCGCGGAACGACTACGTGGACTTAACTATTCGAGTGGGGGTGGCGTGACATGCAGACGTTCGAGTTTTCTCGGGATGCGATGGAAGACGCAATGCGCAAGTTCTATGCGATACCCGGCACGGGCAGGCCGAGTAGCGGCGGTGCGTGGTATGCGGCAATCTTTTCTGGGCATCCATCCAACCTCTCGCGATCGGTACTGCGTGTCTACAAGGGCACTCTGCCGGTGACCCGTCCAGCGACATCGGCCGTTCACGCAGCGGACGCCCTCGTGACGTGGACCGCGACAAGTGAGTTTTCTGCCTCGGTGGGAGCGTGCTCGTACAGTTGGGATACGGTGAATCACAAGCACCACCTCAACTTCAACACAATCTACTCAGTAGCGACGGGCACCGGAGTTGCGACGTGGTTTTCGATGTCCCTCGAAAACGATAGCGGTAAAATCTACCATTGGATCACGGGTAGTGTCGGAACGAACGGTAGCGGAGAGGATCTCGTCCTAGACGACGTCAACGTCACTACTGGCGGGAACTACAAGGTGTCGAATTTGATCATCTGCCAGTCGCCCGTGTTCACGTACACCTAAGGCCTGCTGGCGCAGTTCGATGTTCTCTCGATGCAGAGCCTCAAGATGCCGAGCAACAGATGGCAGGCCGATGGTATTCAGCACTGCCACCATTTGCTCGTGAGTCATCTTGTGGCTCATGGGGTATATACCCTCATCCCCAGAGAGTGAAGGGCCTCCTGCACCCTCTGGGTGACACTTGCACTATATGAATGTGGCCCCCATGGCTACCATTGCCATGATGACCGCGGCATTCATAATCATCACCGCGATCCTCGCGGCATCGTCTACCTCGCCCCATGGTAGGTGTCGAAGGTACTCCGGCTGTTCGCGGTAAGACTCTTGGTCGTTCATAGCTGGCCTCGCTTCTGTGCAATGACGATGTCGACGGACGCATCTAAGACTCGGACGGAGGCGCCCTTCGGAGATGACTCCGAAATGGACTCCAAGCGAATAAGAGCCGCGTCCTTGGACGTAG